ACTACAAATTCCTTGACGAAGTTACAGTAAAAGGAAAATCAGAACCCGTAAAAATTTATACCTTACAAAAATAAGTCTTGACAAAAGCTTAAAAGTTTTATATAATTGTAGTATAAAATTTTAATAGGAAAATACCATGTCAGAAGAAATACAGAATCTAAAAGCAGAATTAGCGAAACTTGAGGCTATTGTAGCTGAACGGTGGAAAACTGCCTTTAGACGTTTTGACGAGATGGAAACCTCAATACAGAGAATAGAACAAATATTAATAGGTGGCGCAGGAGCAGCAATACTGTTCATGGCAGGCTTAATCGTGACTTTAGTCACATTACACGGATAAAATTATGATAGAAGAATACAGTAAAAAAGATATGAAAATGGCTCCAAAAGTCAAAAAACAATCTACCTTACCGGAAGGCTGGAGTATGGTCGAAAAGAGAGGTAGATGGTGTGTTAGGAATCCAGATGGAGTTCTTAGCAAGTTCGCAACTAAAAAAGCGGCAAAGGAATATATTGAGGAGATGAACTAATGTTAGAATTTTTTCAGTGGGTACAGGCATGGATTGCCATTATCCCAACAATCGTAATGGTTGCATCATTGATAGCAGCAATTACTCCAACCCCGATTGATGATGGTTGGATGAAAAAAGTGTATGTAGTCTTAGACTGGTTTGCACTAAACGTAGGCAAAGCAAAAGATAGATGAGTCTAAAGAAAGCATTTACTGACGCAGTTAAGAGGGTTCAGAAAGAGACTGAACTCTCTTCAACAATCAAACGAAAGATAAAACGTAGAAGATCGAAACGTTCATAAATATGAAACGGTACGATATATGTCGTAGCTGTCCAAAGTTTGATAGTTATTGGAAAACTTGCAATAGTTGCAAGTGCTTTATGCCGATCAAAGTACTAATTAATTCGGCAAAGTGTCCGGAAGGGCAGTGGGAGAATATAAATGGCACTAACGAAGAAACAAATGAAGTTACCAAAAGGTTTAAGAGACGCTATTCTGAAGAAGCAGAAAGGAATGGGTAAGAAAAAGAAACGTGGTAAGAAAAAACGAAGTAGAGGTTAATTGGTTACAATACTTTCACTCTATAAAAAAAGTATGTCCATGGAGTTATCAAAGTTATCTTGATGGAACTACTAAAATAACAGACTTCGATGAAAACATCTTAGTATTAAATGAACAAAACTTTGAAACATTACCTTGGGAGGTGATAGTATATCTACTGGGTGATGACCTAACGCTTGATGCGATTGACGAATATGTGGCATCTCTAAATGATTGTCAGAATACATGTGAATATTTATGGTCTCACCCAACCTTTACTAAGGGAGGAAATAACAATACCCCAGTGCCTGTAATAATACAGCAAGATCGAGTCCGATTAAAGGAGTTAAGACGTGGCGGTAAAGAGAAGAAGAAAGACACCAGTTAAAAGAAAAGGTGTAAAGAGAAAAACACTTAGTGTGAGTGTTCAAAATACTCTTAAAAGAAAAGCAAAAAATAGTAGATTTACTTATGGACAGCTTTCAAGAGTATATAGAAGAGGACAAGGCGCTTTTCTAAGTTCAGGTTCTAGACCAGGAGTGTCTATGAGTCAATGGGCTTTTGGTAGAGTAAACTCATTCATGAAAGGTGGTCATTCACAAGATAATGACATCAAGAGAAAGAGAACAGTGAGGAAAACTGGTGGTAAAAAGAAAAAGTAAAAGAAAGGTAGCATACAGTAAATACGGAGTACCAAAAAAGTACGATGAAGGAAGCAGTGCTTTAGCAAAAGTAATAAAGCAGATTTCTAACTTATATAAAAATGGAAAACGAGTTCCAAAATCTTTAATAGCAAGACGAATCAAGTTAGGTAAAAAAGCATTAAAGAAAAAAAGACGTGGCTAAATATAGATTTAGAACTCATTAACAGGAGAAAGAATGATTGAATTTTTAAAGAAAATTTGGTACATTATCACTTTTCAAGATGTAAACTTTGACGGTAAAGTAGACATAAAAGATAAGATGGTAAAAGCTAAAAGAAAAAATTAATGGCAGTAAATAGAACAAAACATAAAAGATACATTAAAAATAAAGATGTATATAAAACAATCGGAGCAGCTCGTAAAAAAGCAAGAAGATTGGGATTGAAAGGCATACACTCACACGGAAGAGGTTCTGATAAGAGATTTATGCCAGGTAGCTCACACGGTGTATACCGTAGAGCATTGAGGAGAAAAAATGGCAGCTAGAACAAGTGGTTTTCTAAGCGGACCAACTGGAGTACACAATACACAGAAGATTCGTAAACATAAACTCAAGAGAGGTGTTACAAGAGACATGAATGCAGCAGCAGGAACATTAGTAAATACTAAAAATCCTTATGGCGCAGGCGCATTTTATGCAGCAGCACCAAAAGCAATTGGACCAAGATTCGGTAGTACAAAGAATCCACCAAGAGCAAAATTTCCAAAAAGGAGAAGATAATGGCACTAACAAAAGCGGAAAAGGCAAGACTGAAAAAAGCAGGATTGACTCGTTTAAACAAACCAAAAATGACACCAAAGCATAAATCGAAAAAAGCGGTTGTTGCTACAAGAGTTGGCGGTAAAGTTAAAGTACTCCGCTTTGGTGCACAAGGCATGGGACATAATTATAGCCCTGAAGCTAGAAAAAGTTTTAAGGCTAGACATGCTAAAAATATTGCAAAAGGTAAATCTTCACCAGCATACTGGGCTGATAAAGTTTTGTGGGCAGGAAAGGGAGGTTCTACAAAGATGCCACCTAAGTCACAAAAATTTACAAGAGGTCTCAAAAGGAGAGGTTAATGGCAGGCAAAAAGAATACTAGAGATTTTTGGATTGATGATCTACAATCGAAAAGTGCAACAATATTAGAATATTTAAACAAAAAAGATCAACTTAATAGAAAAGAGCAAGAGTTAGCAGAACTCTGTGCAGGTTTCATTTATCTACATAATATATGTGAGGATAGACAATTTTTAGACGAACCCGATAACGAATTATTTGAAGAAGTAACGATACACTAAATGATAGAAATTTCAAGAAAGGATATTTTATCCGATTCTCTTATGCAATTTCCTGATGAAAGATTCATCAAATTGCCCATCGAAGGATACCTAGATTTATTAGGTATAGAACCAAACTCATCTCAAACAGGTATTATAAACGGACTTAACAATCCTAAATATCGTTTTATGTGTGCCGCAGTCTCTAGAAGGCAAGGCAAAACATATATCGCAAATATACTAGGTCAACTAGTTTCTCTAGTTCCTAATTCACACATACTTCTTATGTCACCTAACTACTCACTATCTCAAATTTCTTTTGACTTACAAAGACAACTAATCAAGCACTTTGATTTAGAAGTGATTCGTGATAATGCAAAAGACAAAGTAATTGAACTATCTAACAATTCTACTATAAGAATGGGTTCTGTAAATCAAGTAGATTCAGTTGTTGGTCGATCATATGATTTAATTATCTTTGACGAAGCCGCTTTGGTAGATGGAAGAGATGCCTTCAATATAGCACTAAGACCTACACTAGATAAAGAGAACTCAAAAGCATTATTTATATCTACACCTCGTGGTAGAAATAATTGGTTTGCTGAATTTTTCTATCGAGGATTCTCAGACGAGTTTCCAGAGTGGGCATCATTAAGAGCAACGTATCATGAGAACCCTAGATTATCAGAAAGCGATATAGCAGAGGCACAGAAAACAATGTCAGAAGCTGAGTTCAATCAAGAATACATGGCAGACTTCAATGTGTTTGAAGGACAGATATGGGCTTTTGACCACGAAAAATGTATAGAAGATTTATCAGAACTCGAACTAAAACGTATGGATATCTTTGCAGGAATGGACGTTGGTTATCGAGATCCAACTGCATTTGTTGTTATCGCATATGATTGGGACACACAGAAATATTTTGTACTAGATGAATACTTAGACTCAGAAAGAACAACTGAACAACACGCAACAGAAATATCAAAACTAATTGAAAAGTGGAATATAGATTATATTTACATAGATTCTGCTGCACAACAAACTCGTTTTGACTTTGCTCAGAACTATGGAATTAGTACTTTAAATGCCAAAAAATCAGTACTAGATGGGATTGGACATGTTGCAGCGATAGTGGATAATGATAAATTAATTGTCGAAGGAAAATGTAACGAAACACTTTGGGCTCTTGATCAATATCAATGGGATCCAAATCCAAACTTATTAAGAGAAAAACCCAAGCATAATGCTGCATCTCACATGTCTGATGCTTTACGATATGCTTTGTACTCGTTTGAGACAAGTATGACATCGTTCTAACGACACCTAGAAAAAATAATGCTTGACTTTAACTCAAACTTCTGCTACAATTAGAACATAAGAATTGAAATGACACTAAAAAGAGATTTAGTTAAATACGTAAGGGATAAAGCAAAATCTAAGTTTAAAAAAGAGTCTGCCTGTTATATATGCGGATCTGATCACAAACTAGATTTTCATCATTACTACGGCTTAACAGAGTTATTAGATAAATGGATAAAAGATAATAAATACGAAATCCATAATGAAGACGACATTTTAAATCTAAGAGAAAAGTTTATAGAAGAGTTTGAAGACGAAATCTATAATCAAACAGTCACACTTTGCCATGTACATCATTTAAGACTACATTCAATTTATGGCAAACGACCACAATTAATAACCGCTGAAAAACAGCAAAGATGGGTAAGTAAACAAAGAGACAAATATGGCATGGTATGATTTTCTATTAGGTAGAAATACTAAAAAAGAAGAAAAATTAAATCCTTCTCAATACGTAATTTCAAGAAATGAAGGACTAACAGTAGATAGTCGTGAGAATATCACGAGCTATAAAAATGCTTACGAGCAGTTAGAAGTAGTTAATAGAGCTGTCAATATGATAGTCGATGATTGCTCTGATATCCCATTTTTAGTACAAGAACAACTACAAGGCACTTCACCTATATTCAAAAATGTAAGAAAGACAAGAGTAGATCTTCTACTCAATAAAGAACCAAATCCGTTTCAAGATATTAGCACATTCAAAAGAAATATACTAGTCGATTTAATTATTGATGGTAATATTTTTGTTTACTTTGATGGCATACATATGTATCATCTACCAGCAGATAAGATGAGAATTGAAACTGATGAAGATACTTATATAAGTAAGTATATATTTGATAACAGTATTGATTATTCAGTAAATGAAATAATCCATATCAAAGAAAATAGTTTTCATTCTATTTATAGAGGAGTTCCAAGATTGAAACCTGCTCATAGAACTATGCAATTGCTTAGTAATATGAGAAACTTTCAAGATAACTTTTTTAAGAATGGAGCAGTTCCAGGTTTAGTACTAAAAAGTCCTAATACTCTTTCTGAGAAAATAAAAGAAAGAATGTTACAGGCTTGGGTCGCTAGATACAATCCAAATACTGGAGGTCGCAGACCTTTATTTTTAGATGGTGGATTAGAAGTTGAAAACTTAACAGAAGTTAATTTTAAAGAATTAGATTTTCAAGAGGCAATTAAGTCTAATGAGAGAATCATTCTTGAGGCGTTAGGAGTTCCACCTATTCTTATGGATAGTGGTAATAATGCAAATATAAGACCAAATCAGAGAATGTATTATTTAGAAACTATACTACCTATAGTTAAGAAAATAATGAAAGGATTTGAAAGATTTTTCGGTTTTAGATTAGTAGAAGATGTAACAAATGTTCCGTCACTACAACCAGAACTGAGAGATCAAGCAGCATACTATGCTTCTTTGGTTAATACAGGTATTATGACACCTAATGAAGCTAGGGAGAAGTTAAATCTTGAAAAAGTTGAAGGATTTGATACACCAAGAGTTCCTGCAAATATCGCAGGTAGTGCCGCAAACCCAATCGAGGGTGGTAGGCCAACAGAAGATGAGGAAGAATAAATATGAACAGAATGAAAATGATAAATCAATTAGGCGAGTATTTTACCAAAAAAGGTAAATATCTTGAACTAAATGAGTATAATTTAGAATCGGATACTCCAATGAGGTCGGTTCAAGTAAAGAGAGTTTTTAACTCTTGGAGTAGAATGATGACTATGGTAAAAAACTATTACCCAAATGTTGGAGTTGTAGTTAAAAAAGTAACCCCTAAGGTTGCTCCAAAGAAATCAACTACTAAAAAGGTGAAGAAAGATGTCTAATAAGATTTTTCACTGGACAAATACTTTTAAATCATTAGGTGAACAACCTGATGGGAGTATTGAAATTAAAGGACTAGCAAGCACTAACACACAAGATAGAGCAGGTGATGTTATTGAGGTTGAAGCATGGACAAAAGGTGGAGTAGATAATTATTTACAAAATCCTATTGTTCTATACAATCACAATCATGATCAACCTATCGGAAGAGCGAAGGCTGTTAGAACTGTAGATAACGGTTTAGAGTTCACTGCTAAAATATCAAAAGCAGCTGGACAAATTACTGATTTAATTAAAGACGGTGTTCTTGGAGCATTTTCTGTAGGTTTCCGTGTGAAAGATGCAGATCATATTCCTGACACTGGTGGATTAAGAATCAAAGATGCTGAACTTTTCGAAGTTTCTGTAGTATCAGTACCTTGCAATCAGGGAGCTATGTTCTCTCTTGCAAAAAGTTTTGATAATATGGCAGACTATGAAGAGTTTAAGAAATCTTTTATAGAGACTAACTCAGCAGACTCAGTTAAAACTGAAGAAGTTGGGCAGTCTAAAGTGGCGCAAGCCAACATTAAGGAGAATCGCATGAGCGAAGAAATGAAAGCTCCTGAGGGCTTTAACCTTGACGCTTTTGCTAAAGAAGTAGCTGAAAAAGCAGCTACTAAATTAGCAATGCAACAAGCTGAAACTAAAGCAGCTGAAGAGAAAGCAGCTAAGGAAGCTGCTGTAAAGGCTGCTCAAGTAGAAGCTGAGAAAACAGCGGAAGTTGAAGCACAACAGGAAATAGAAAAGAAAGTTGTTATATCAGCACTATCAGGTGCAGAACAACTAATGGGTGACGTTGAGAAAAGATTTAACGAGAAGAACGAAGAATTAGGTTCAATCGTTAGTGAACTTCAAAAAGAACTCAAAGAAAAATCAGAAGAAATTCAACACATCAGAGAATCTAAGAGAGTTTTCTCAAATAGAGGAAATGATGCAGATTGGAAAAAATCTTTTGAAAATGAAATTTTAGATGCAAAATTTGCTGGTCTAGCGACTGGTAAAGGTTGGAGCAATGAATACTCAAAATCAGTTATGGAGAAAGTTAATCAACATTCAACAGTTGAAGTTTCTTCAGCAGACTTTGAGCAAGTTGTCTCAGCAAACATCGAAAGAGATATTCAGAATGAATTAGTATTAGCACCTCTATTTAGAGAAATACAAATGAGTTCTGCAAATCAAATTTTACCTATCTTACCAGATGCAGGTTATGCTGAATTTACAACAGCCGTAACAGGTAGTGGTACAGCACCGTTTGGTAACTTAGAAGAAAGAGCTGATAACAGTGCAGCACCTTTTACAGGTATTCAAATGCAAGAAAGAACTTTATCAACAAACAAGTTGATTTCAAAAACTTTCTTAGGAAATGAAACTGAAGAAGATGCAATTATTCCAATATTACCTTTAATCAGAGAATCTATGGTTAGATCTCACGCAAGGGGTATTGAAAATGCTATCTTATTAGGTAACGATTCAGGAGGCCAATATACTTCAGGTATATTTGATGGTCTATTGAAAATGGCAGAAGCTGACAGTCATCACACAGATGACGTAGGTGCAGGTTCACCAGCAGCGTTCGGAGCAACTGATGCAGTTTTAGCTTCAGACCTATTAGGTATGAGAAAGAATATGGGTAAATATGGTGTCAATCCATCAGACGTAGTTTATATAGTATCACAAGATGCATATTATAATCTATTAGAAGATGCTGAGTTCCAAGATGTCAATCTAGTTGGCGATCTTTCAACAAAGCTATCTGGTGAAATTGGTCAAGTATTTGGATCAAGAGTTATTCTCTGTGATGAGTTTGTAGCAAAAGCACACTCTCAATACGCAGCTGTAGCTGTTTATACCAGAAACTATGTAATGCCGAGATTAAGAGGTGTTACAATCGAATCTGATTACGATGTCGAGAATCAAAGAAGAGTACTTGTGGCTTCACAAAGACTTGGATTTACTGATGTCATTTCAGGAGCAACATCAAAATGGGGCTTTAAATACGACGCTAGTTAATTAGCATAGAACGGCTTGAGGGGAGCCTATCCCCTCACTTATTCAATTATGGCAGATTTAGTAACAGTATCAGAATACAAGACAGCAGAGGGAATAGCAGGAACTCAGAATGACGCACGACTTGCAGTTTTAGTACCCCAAGTTTCAGACTTGGTGAAAAAATATTGCGGTACATCATTTATAGATTTCTTTTCATCAGCAAAGACAGAAACTTTTAATATTAGTGATAATATAACATCAATAGTAGTAATGAGTGAAACACCACTAAATTCGGTAACATCAGTTAAAGAACGTGATAACCCGAGTACAGACTATGTAACACTTACTAACAATACGGATTATTATATAGACACAGCAAGTGATTCAATTTTTAGATTGGATTCTAGCGGTAATAGAAAAGCTTTTAAATCAGGATTTGGCTCAGTGCAAGTTATATATACGGCAGGATATTCAACAGCACCCAAAGACCTGGAATTAGCAGTTTTTGATTTAATTACTTATTATTTGAAAGATGAGCACAAGCAGCGAAGAACTCTTGGTGGAGCAAGTATACAAAACCAAGGCACTGCAGGCTTAAGAACAAGTACTGATTTTCCTGACCATATCAAACGAGTACTTGATCTTTATCGAGTAGTCATCTAATGGCAGCAAAAAATATTATAAAAATCTTACAAACAAGATTAAAAAAACCAATAAAAGATTTATATGAATCACAAAATCAATCTCATAGACATTATGTGATTTATAGAAAAGCACATATGGTTTTATTAATAAAAAATGCCATAATAAAAATTATAAATAGTGACGCAAGATTTTCAGGAGCAACACTTCCTAAAAATGCAGATAATATAATAGGTAATGTATATAGCAGTTATATGACAACAGGAAATATTGTAAAAGCATATTCAAGTTATGGTTTTAAACAGGGTAGTAAAGGAAAAGGTAAACGTTTTTATTTTGCTAAAGGTTTTGCTAAAGGAGATAATATAAAAATATTTTTTCCTACTCCAGAATCGAGAGCTATGGCAAAAATGACAAGACAACAAAAAAGACAACCTTTGCCTAATATATATGATAATGTAGTATCTAAGAAAGGGCCAAATAATGATTTACTAAGTAATTTAGTACAAAAATCTTTAATACAAGTACTAGATTTAAAAAGTACTAAAAGAGGAAGAGGAAATTCCGTAACATTACCAGACGGCTCATCAATAGGAGCTTCTAAATTAAAACCTGGAACAACTCCAAATGCTAGAAAGCTTCATGGAGGAGATACTACAAAAGCAGGCTATACTTTCGATTCTGTTATTGGAGAAGAAAATCCGGAAGGAACTACAGCAAGAACAGTAGATGCAATAGAAGAACTAAAAAAGATAGATTTAAATTCTATAGAGAAGATGGCAGGACAAACTTTAGGAGAATCTAGTTTTAATTTAGGATTTGATTTTGTACTTGATAGCTTTGATATCTTTTTTGATATAAATAGCACTACTGTAAGTGATATTGTTAAAAATAATAAAAAAGTTGATGTAGCTATAACAATAGGTGATGCAAAAATGCAAAAACTACAGCAATATGGAGATAAGCCTGGATTAGAGAAAATATATAGTGCTTTGGAAAGGGAATTATTAGAATATTTATCAGATTCTGCTGCTCAAACTTCTAAATCTATGAAAGATTTAAATACTGAAAGGGGAGCACAAGCTATAATAAAGGGAATATTTGGACCTTTAACACAAAAGGGAACTCCTGATATGAGATTTAAAGCAAATAGAGCTTTAATGAATAAGAAAAGAGGGAAAAAACAAACAACAGCACAATTTAAAGAGTCTTTTGCAAAAACAGTACAAAGTAGTATAATAAAGAAAGCAACTACAAAATCTGTAAGTAGAAAGAATAAAAGATATAATAGAAACACAACTAATAGTACTACTTCTTTAGCAGCTTTAATGCAGATAGTAAATGCTCAACTACCAAGATTTTTAAAAAGAAATATGACTCCGCCTCGATTACAATATAGAGGAAAAGGAAATCCAAGCAGACCGTTTGCAGGACCTTTTAATACAGGAGTAGAAGTAACAAGTCTTACAGATAGTAAGTCAAATGCAGGTGGCTTAAATGTAAACTATACTTATGAGAAATATCCTTATCAAACATTTGAACCAGGATTTGAACAAGGTAGTACATTGAGAGACCCTCGTGAACTCATTAAAACAAGTATAAGACAGATAATGATAGCAAACAAACAGAATAGATTTTTGAGGTTTAGACGACACTAATGAGCGCACAAGGAAGAACATACTCAACAAGAAGAAGAGCAATAGTAGGTGCCTTAAAAACTTTACTAGAAACAATTAATGGATCAGGTTCGTTTCGAACAAATGTCGCAGAAGTAGCTTCTCGACTAAAATTTTGGGACGAGGTAATAGATTTTCCCACTATTCACATAGGAGCAGGTAATGAAACTCGTGAATACGCAAGTGGAAATCATAGATTTCGTTTTTTGCAATTAACAATAAGATGTTACGTGCAAGACGAAGATGATGTAATTCTCAGTTTAGAGAAATTACTAGAAGACGTGGAGTCTGTATTGGAGGATAATGATCCGATATCATATACAGACGGAAGCGGAAATACGCAATCTACTGCTCAGACAACCATTCTGAGTATAGATACAGATGAAGGAGTACTAGAACCTCTCGGCATCGGTGAGATCGTCGCAGAGATAAGGTACTAAGGAGAAAAAAATGGCAGATACATTTTATTTTAGTCGGGATACGAAAGTCTTCCTAGCAGATAATGGTAATACGTCCCTCGCATGGGAACTACCAGTGCTAGATGGTTTTAGTTTTTCTCAGGCTACAAATACAAGTGAAATTACTTTAAATGAGATGACTGACTCCGCAGGTAAAAGTAGAAGAAGTAGACAGATGTTTACAGATTCTTATGCACCAGCAGAGTGGAGTTTTTCAACTTATATGAGACCGTTCGGAGCAGTGCCAGCAACAGCTACTACTGTGTGGGAGCCACATGCATCAATCAGTGGAAATCCTCAACATGCTGTTGAAGAAGCACTTTGGGCATACTTTGTAGGACATACAGGTTTCACAGTCGGTTCAGCAACAGGCAGTGGCACAGCATCAGTTTGGAATGGAACTGGTGGTATTACAAATACTGACACTAACATGGTAGTTGACTTTAGACAGTCAGAAGTTGCAGCTTTAGGTACATTCGATCTTTATTTTGAGATGGGTAGCGCAAGTGCTGGTACTAATCTTACTTATAAAATAGAAGGGTGCGTTGTAAATTCAGCAAGTATTGATTTTGATATTGATGGAATTGCAACAATTAACTGGAGTGGTATGGGTAAAATCATCACAGAAAGTGGTGCAGATAAACCATCATTTACTAATTTAATTAGTGAAGGAACTACAACTACAAGTAATTTCATAAGAAATAGATTAACGTCACTAACAGCGACAGGAGCTGATAGTGGTCTTTTTAATGCAAGTTATGATCTAGTTTTAACAGGTGGAAATATAACATTTGAAAACAATATTACTTTTCTTACACCAGAAACACTCGGTATAGTTAACCAACCATTAGGAAATGTAACTGGAACGAGAAGTGTAGGCGGTAACTTTACTTGTTATCTAAATAATGATACAGCAATGTCTGCAGAATTATTTGAAGATATTATCGAATCAGATTCAGTAATTACAAATGACTTTGATTTGACATTTAACATTGGTGGAGGAAGCTCGCCAAAAGTTGCAATTCAAATGCCAAATTGTCACTTAGAAGTTCCAACACATTCAATGGAAGATATTATATCCCTTGATGTGAACTTCCATGCATTACCAGCAAATATTGATCCAGGATCAACAGCAGGTAGCTATGAAGCAACAATAACTTATACAGGTAATGACTTAGCATAAATAATTTAATTGGAGGGCTTCGGCCCTCCACTTTACAGGAGAAGAAATGACAGAAGAAAATAAAACACCGGTTAGTTTAAAATCACTACTTACACCGAGTAAGACAGTAGAATTTGACTATCCAGGAATGGACGGATTCAAAGTAAAACTTTGTTATCTTGCCAGAGAAGAATTAGTAAAACTGAGA